TTATTTCCACCAGGCCGTTCTTGGGCTGGTGTTGAACTTTTGAAACCGCGAAAATGCTGTGTCATTTTTTTGCAGACGGTCGTAAATCTCACTAAGAATCTTTCCTGACGGTCTTACGGTGGCAAAGCTTTGCATGCGCCAATACATATTTCTCAGCGTGTCATCGCGTCCGGCCGCAAAACAGCGCAAACCGCCAAATAGTGCTTCGGATCCGATCTCCGGAGGAAGAGAATTCTCTGCTGAGTTCCGTTGATCTTCATTGGAATGCAAGCGATTTTCTGTTTCGTATAGTTTGACCGTGTTGGCGAGTAATGTGCACATCATACCAACGCTGCGCACCATTGGATCTTCATCATAATCAGCTAGCGTGTCCGCCGCCGATATTAGCCAGCGGATATCAAGATTTTGAAGCAAAAAATCTGATTCACAATCCCATACATCGCGGAATAGCTTGTAATTCTCTTGAATCGAGATTTCACGCCTAATCAGTACGATCAGCTTAGCGTGGTGAAATAAGAGCTCTGACTGGCCGGAGAATTCTCGTTTGAGATTATCCATATGGGCAGGTAGTGACTTTTCTGCCGATGTAACAGTTTTCTGTGTGCCGCAATCTAAAATATTGGCCTTGAGTATATGATAATTATGTGTATCGCTAATGTATTGTTTCGCACCCCATTTCTTACGCTGATGGTTCAGCGAAAAGAATTTCTCAAATGCAGTTTTTCTACGAACAGTCACGATTAATCCAGATTTCAGATAAATCACACATCTTATTATCTCCCCTTAAATAAGGTGAGCTTGCAGCTTTATATAGTGAATAAATTTTACATCAAGGCTGAGTAAATTTTATATTTGTACAATTGTTCGTGATTGTACTGCTGATTGTTTTCAATCAGATGTGGAGAATAAAATTTTCTCAATTTCTGCTGTGCGGTCCCGACGGCGCTTTAGTCTGCTTTTCATCGGTCGAAATAAGCTTGGCTTATAAGAGTTCTCACGACTTGCTTGGAGATGTTCGATAAAAACTTCTGAAGTGCTCAAATTGTCGCTTTTGTCAAAAATCCAACAGAAAGAAACAGGCAGCCTTGCAACCCGGTATTGAGGCCTGGCCATGACCATATCTTCGGCGAGTATTTCCTCTAATACCATCTGATCCCAGATATCAGGATTTGCATTGCAGCGTTTAGCCCATTCATTTAATAAATCTTGTGTTGCTGGTGTGTCGGCAATAAAAATTGTACCTGCCAGCAGCCTTCCGTTTTCTTCGTAATAAACGGCAATATCTGCATCAAGCTGTGTCAGCTGTGGCCATGGGTTGCGATGGAATACTGCGTCGACATCGACATAAAGCAGAGAGCCGCGATGATTGGCGCGCTGTTTCGCTAAAAATTCAGCTTTCATTGATGCATTACGAACCCATTTACCGGTACTTTGAACTGGAGTTATATCGGTTTTAAGTTCGAGGCGTTGTGCTGAAGCAAGCATACGTTTGGCCTCATTGCTATAAATCGGGTCAGTTGTATGAAAAGCTACAACAAAATGCTCTTTATTACGTTCTTCTATATGGTGTGATTTAACCTCTTCATTGCTTGGAAAGCGTGTAGCCATAGCCTTGTGTTCTGGTTTCCAAGCGCTGAGGTGAGATTTAATTTTATTGAACATCGATCGTCGCTAAAGCTGGTAATTAAATATTGGGTATAGGCGATACGCCAATATCAATGAGTGAGCAAGCTTAAGCAGGTAGTGCGTATACTGATAGTTTTTAGAGATGGTGCTGCTTGTTCAAGCTTGTTTTTTGCGTTGATTATTGCGCGTCCGGATAATTTCACTTTCAATCTGGTCGGCAACGCGCTTTGAATTCTTAATTCCAAGGCGCACTCTGTCAGCGCCTTTCGTGTAGAGTTCTGCCTGTTTCACATTAGACCAACCATATTGTGCCATAAGCTCGTGTGTGGCAGCTCCAGCTTCGGCAGCAAGTGTTGCAGAAAGTTTGCGTAAACCATGAGCGCTTTTCTTGATTTCTGCATCATTACATCGGTCTCGGAACCAGTTTCCAAAGCTTGCTGTCTCAAAAGGTTTGCCGGATTCACTGATCAGAAATGAGTTAGGGCCTGTTTCTGTCACGGAAATCACATCCAGCAGCGCTTTCGGAAACTCTACTGTTATTTGTGATCCGGTTTTTAGTGTTTTAATGCTGAATATGTTTCCGCGCATATGCTGCTGCCCGGCTCGAACAACATCAGATCGGCGCAAGCCAGTATGCAGTAATAGTTCCACTGCAAGGCGGGCTTTTGTTCCTACAGGCCATCTATCGTAAAATTGAAGTAAATCATCCATCGTCCAAGGCGCAAAGCCGTCTGATTTATATTTCAGGGGCAGCACGCCTGCTGTCGGATCAATCGCAACATAATCATTCTGCAGTGCCCAGCTGAACAGACCGCGCATGGCTTTTAGAAAGTGGTTTGCTTGCGCAGGCGTGTCAGAACGCGCTTCCACGGCCATTGCCATCGAGCGACGGTCAATTGTCGTATAGCGTGCATTGTTGGAGCGTTTGATAGCTTCGATGAAGATGTTTTCCCGTTGCCGTTGTGTCGCAATCGAAAATGCTCTCCAGGTAGAACTTTCACGATAGCGGTCAATAAGCCAGCGCAAGCTGTAGGGTTGTGTTGGTATACCTCGCGGAACTTCTGTCAGCTTATATCCAGCTACAGCTTGTTTATATGCCTCTTTGAATTCCCGTGAGTTTATATCATCAGGCAGCCTTACGCGCACACCTTTACCAATCCGGTAAAAGTATTTGACTTTGCCATGCCTGCTCACTTCCCTAACCACATGAAGCGGTAATTTACGCTTGTATTGGGTCATTACAGCCGCACTATATTTTTCTGTTCAATCAAAAGAGGGTAGGTGTCTGTGAGTGGTGCAGGTTGCACTGATAAAGAACCATCAGCCTCCAAACGCACGCTCACGCCCTGTTCTTTGGCAATGATCGCTGCACTGCGGATTTGCGCGCGGGTGTAACGCATTTTTTCTCTCTCGACTTTATGATCCATGCTTATTTACCTCCTTGCGCAAGGGGTGTGCGGCCTGCGGTGTGTATTGTTTTTACCCACTTTAGAAAGCCATTAATAATCGGAACTAAGTGCTGGTCGTCTGCCCATCCGCCTATTCCGATAAAGCCATCCCGATTGAATGTTACTGCCTCACGGTTTTCGAAGTATCTTGACTGACAGCGCAATTCAGCGACTTTTTTGCCAAATACCAACCGTAAATCACGCACGCGTCGCATCCGGTATGTGTCATTGATCAAGCCGGAATTGATCATTTCCTGATTGATATGAGTAATAAGATCACTCAGGTTTTGTTGAGTGATAAAATCGCTAGTAAGGCCAGCATCTGCAAAAGCCTTCCGTGCTAAATCGCGGGTCAGCTTCATTTGCCTGCCTCCAATAGTGCTGCAGGGCCTGTGAATAGCTGGGAGAGATTAGTTCGGGTCGTTTTAAAAACGGACAAGCTCAAATCTTTATAGCAAGATTGACGGTAATGGATCGCGCGGCAACGCGATCCATCACCTCTCATTCCTTCATGGAACAAACACAAAGGAAAGATTTGATGAGGCATGTTGGTTGGCAGTACAAAACGCGATGGGGTGTTGCTGCGATTATCCTGCGCCTTCACGGCTACGAAATAATCTTCGATAGTGATAGCCTTGGCGGTGGTTACAAAAATGCGTTGATGGCATTGGATGATCTTATCGGCGGTCATACTTTCCTCCCGTCTTGTGGGCGAGATACTTCCTCGATGGGTATCCCTGATGATTTTTCATTTTGGGAGCAGGTCTTCACTGGAAGATAATCGCTGAGTAGATTTTGTAGTAATTTTGCCTCTTCCTGTTTCATTTGTAGTCTGATGATCTCTCCGTTCTTTGTGTAAAAAGAAAGTGAGATCGTTTCTCTGTCCTTGGAGTAGCTTGAGCCGCGCAAGATAACAGGATGACCAAGGCGCTTGATAAGATCGTCACCGGAATACCCGTCGGTGTATCCATTGGGAAAATCAGCATTTTGTACGTTGTTTTCTGGCTGTAACAATGTCTGCTTTGAGCTATCAGCCATCACATCACGGTTTTGACAGAGAGAGAACGTGCGAGATGGGCGGCTTTGAGCCCGTAGCGAGTGATATCTTCGGATGAGTAGCCGCGCAGTCTAAGATTGTCTGGCGTTACCGGATCGCCTGCAGCATCCATATCCTGCATAGTCGCGGCCATTTCAGAGACAGTCAGCGTATCCCACGCTGTGGGTGATGGGGCGGGACTGGTTTCATAAATAATCATAAATGCACCTCCGATTGTTTGGTGGAGGTGAAGGCGTCAAATAAGCCATTCACCGTGCGGTATGGCTTAATTGATAATGCGATAAAAATACCGCGTCAATACTAAATGCGATAAATATACCGCAATCGTGTTTTGTCGTTATTTGATCGGTGAGAATCAAATCATGTCGTTTATTGAGTTGCTGGTTGGTGTTAGGGTTCACATATCAATGATGGATCGCTTTACGCGACCAATGATAGTGATTGCTCCTTCCAGCTTTGGGGCTGGGATATCTTTGTATGATGCTGGCTGAAATGGCGGGTCATCATTCGGCCGATAGCGTTTATATGTTGCTTGTCCGGTTTCGTCTGCGATGACATAGCAGCCATTAGTAACAAGTCTTTTATCTGCTCGATTGACTAAAATGATTGAGTCAGGTGGTGAGATTTTATTCATTGACGGGCCGTCAACACGTAAAGCTATCCAGTCGCCTTCTGGGAGGTCGGATGCTGATACGGTGGGGTAGAAACTAAAGTCCTCAATGCTGTCTTGATGGCTAAGTTCACCTGCGCTGACCCATGATATTAATGGGATATAGGTTGTTGTGGTTGGCCTGAAGCCAATTGGTGCATCGGGTAGGCCTTCTCCATCCTGTAGCCATGCTTCTGTAGTGCGAAGAACCTGGGCAAGTTTGGTTAGATTGACACCGCGTGGTGATGCAGATTTTCCAGTCACAATATTGCGAATAAAAGCATCGCTTAGCCCCGCCTCTAAGGAAGCGCTGCGCATTGAAAGGTTTAGCTTTTCAAGTCTTTGACGGATGCGTTCTTTAATATCATTTGTCATAATGAGGTATCTTAACCGCATTTTGATCGCTTTCTTAGCGATATAAATACCGTTGACTGTGCGGTAAATTTATCGCATTAGTGTTTTCATGATGTTGAAAACCGCTCTTATAGAAATTTCAAAACGATATGCTTGCGCGAAATCTTTAAGTGTTTCGCGAGTTTCGACGCTCGTTTTTGGTGATGGTAAAGTCATTGCTCGTTTGGAAGCAGGGGCAGGGATCACTACTGACCGATTTGAGTTAGGTATTCGTTGGTTCTCCCTGAATTGGCCTGAACATACAGTCTGGCCTGAGGGCATTGATCGTCCTTACATTGATGAGGTGGTGCAATGATCGCCTCACCTCAGCAAACACGACGGCAGTGCGGCTGTCACCGAAAATCAACCTCTTGTTTTTTCCCTGATCTCTGCCGGTTCCTCCCACGGCAGATGCTGACCTGTCTTCGCGCTTTCGCCCTCGTAAGCGCGAGGGCAGGTCTTTTTTATGAGGTTTTCGCATGGTGAAAATTCGCCCGACAACTGAGCATGACAGGCAGGCGCTGAAAGCAGCAGTGCGCCGGTTGCTGCCAATGGCCGGTGGCGTTTCTGCTTTTGAAAAGGTTACGCGCGTCAATGCCTCCGCGCTATCTCGCTATGGCGCACCTGATGAGGCGATCAACCATATGCCGATTGATGTGGCTATGGATTTGATGCTCGACACGCGCTCGAACGGCATTGTGTCCATTATGGCCATGCAGCTTGGTTTTAAGCTGGTGTCGCTTGGTAATCAGAATTTTGGCAGCACCTTGCCGGATATCGGGGATATGTCCCGTCTGAGTAAGTCTGTGTCTGATGTGATGCAGGAATATGCACAGGCAATTTCGGACGGCGCGATTACACCCCGCGAAAAGCAGCAAATTGACATTGAAATTGAGGAGGCCGTGCAAATGCTGCGGGCATTTCAGCACAAGATTGATGGCGCAACCTCTAAAGGCGGTGACGTATGAGCGACGATATTACCAACGATAGCGCGCAGAGCATCGCAGTAGGGCAACTTCGCGCTTTTATCGAGCGAATTGAGCGCCTTGAGGAAGAAAAGAAAACAATTGGCGATGATATCAAAGAGGTTTTTGCTGAGCTGAAAGGCTCTGGTTTCGACACAAAAGCGGTGCGCACGATCATCCGGCTACGGAAAAAAGACGATCATGAGCGGCAGGAAGAGGAGGCCATGGTGCAGCTCTATGCTGACGCACTTGGTATGCCCTTATTTCGGGGGCTGCTATGAGTTCTAATCCTGCAGTTATTGCGATGCGTAATGCGACAGCCGCTAAATTCGAGCGGTTTATCGCATCCGTTGTCAATGATGCGGCTCTGATTGCACAAATGCCTGGCGATAAGGGCTACCGGCCGCGTCTTGATAAGATCGCGCACCGGCTTTGCCGTGTGTTCAATGTCAGTCTGACAGAAGTGCGCTCCCCACGCCGCGATAGTGAAGTGTCTATGGCGCGGCAGGCTATCTACTATTGGGCTTGGCGTGTAACTGAGCTTTCATCCTCCCAGATCGGGCGACGCATGGGCAATCGCGATCACACTACAGTTTTGTATGGGGTCAAGGTCTATCGGCGCAAGCGTGCGGCGATGGGGCGAAATTTACGTGAATTGCGGAGGGCTGCGTAATGAGCCACGACGCTACCAGTTGGGCCTTGAAACAGCGTGGGTTTAAACCGGCGACAAAATTGGTTCTCTGGCACTTATGCGACCGTTATCACCCGGATCATGGCTGTTTTCCTAGTCAGGAAACGCTCGCAAATGATTGTGAAATGTCGCGCTCTGCTTTGAATGATCATTTGGCTATTTTGGAGCAGGCGGGTTTGATTTTGCGCGAACAGCGTCGTGACAGGCACTCCAGAAAACAGATTTCGACCTATTACCGCTTTGCATTTCAGGTTGATTTTCCGAGTCCGAAATCCGGACACGGGCAGAGTGAAGCCGTGTCCGAAAAACAGCCGGAGCCGTGTCCGGAAAATGACGAAAGCCGTGTCCGGAATTCGGACACTAACCTTGTAAGGGAACCAGTAATAGAACCAGTAACTGAGAGAGAGCGCGGGAGCGAACCGGAAAGCAAGGAAACTCGCAAAGCGAACGAAAAGGCTTTCAAAAAAGCTTTCTCCTCCTGGCCTACTTGGCTGACAGACAGCGAACCGGGGGCATATCGGGCATGGCATAACCTTTCGATTGATGAGCGGCAGTTGGCTTGTGAAGAAATCGGCCGCTATGTCGAGGCAGCACGGGCAACAGGGCGTAAGCACATCTGTTCGTTTGCTGTCTATCTCAGCGAAAAGCGTTGGGAAAAGCTGCCAGCTCCGGCTCAAGTTGCTGTGAATACTCCGGCACAGGCTGCACCCTTTGGCAAGATGTGGGCGGCACGGGTTTATGAACTGTTATTAGCTGGTGCAACTCATGTCGGACAGTTGACGGCGTTGGAACAACGCATGGTTGAGGCTGGTACATTCTCAGTTGAGCACTTGCTAGCTGAGAAACAGATCAAATTTGGATTTCCAGCCGTGAATGATTTGTTTGAACGTGCCGCTGGCAGACGTGGTGCGCTTGTTCCTGCCTATTTGCAGGCACTGGCTGAGCGCATGACTGCGGTGAAGGTTGGTGGCGATCTGTGGCAGGCGTGGGTTGCTGCTCATGCAGTTCGTGGTTGGCCTTGGTTGCCTAACACCGGAACCATGGAATACGTCTATCTGCCGGAAGGCGGTCCTGATGCATTGGAAGAATTACAGGCTCTGTTGGGAGGAATTGAAAAATGATGATGCCAAATAACAGACCATTTGAGGAAGCGCGTATCTTGGAAACAGCACGACAGCTCGAAGAACGCGATCCGGATCGTATCAAAATGCGGATGCAGGAGAAGTTTTTGGCTATTGCTGCCGGTAATGAGCAGTCTGAAAAGCAATGGTTCGTTCTTAAAACTGCGAACAAACAAGAGAAAGCTGTTAGTCAATCGGTGAGTAACTTTGGCATTGAGACCTGGTTGCCTATGAAATCAGAGGCGCGTTCAGTCAAATACACGCGTCGTTCAAAGCAAATTGAAGTACCGGTTTTCAATGGATACCTGTTCGTAAGAGTAGTCCCATGTGTTGAAAGTTGGGTCGGTTTATCGCGTGTTCAAGGCGCCATTTCTCTCATTTTCGGGCAGCAAGGTGCAGTTGTTGTCAGTGATAAATATATGAATGATCTCAGATGTTTGACTGATGTTGGTTCATTTAATGATTTAAAGAATTTTCCGCGTTACAAAAACGGTGAGCGTGTATCGTTTCCAGTTGGCTCTGCAGGTGTTTTTGATGGGGTAATAGATGGCTATGTAGGGACACGAGCGGCGCGTGTTCTTGCCTTCATATTTGGACAGCAGCGGACAATAGAAGTGCCTCTTGCCAATTTAATCAAATCGGCATAGCCCTATGAGAAGGGACGACCTGTAGACTGTGAAGCGTAATGCTTCCGAGACGGTGAGCGGTGTAAGTCGGCATTAGCCGCAGTGAGCTCCCTGCGGATCCCGGAGAAGCGACCGATAATTCGGCAACCGCTTCTCCCCCAGTGCGAAGCTATGAGCGAAAATCTAAGAACTGAAACACAAACAAATTTGAGCTATTTCAGCAGTGAATAATGCCAGGCACCAAAGGTGTCGGGGAGAGCATTAGCCACCTGGTTGGCAATTCATCTCAGTAAAGGTAGCGATCTCGTTTTTGTTTTTGCTAAAGCCGTAAGCCTTGACGGTGAGCTTGCCGATCATCGTATCGTTACACAACATTATTGATGTAGGCTCTTTGCCTGAAACACTCATATCACAAATCGCACCAAAGCTTTCGTTATTAGTTTCACCCTTAGCGGCAATGAGTAGATCGCATTTCAGCTTTGCAATGATACCAAGATTTTGCAGATCGTTCTCAAATTCAGTGGCACGTTCCGATATCTCTTGCTGATTAGTAATATCGCGGATCGTTAATGTTTCAGCAGCTACAGGCGCGGTAACAAAAAACAACCCTGCTGTCACTAAGCTACCCAATTGGAAATGCATTGTTTCTTCTCCTAAAACATAATCAAATCTGTAATCTCCAGACAGATTATCAATACAAACATATTGCCTGTGTCCAGACGTTATGCGTGTAAGTGGAGCTATTTGCTCTTTAAATTTTTTTGATTTTAAGTCGATCTTCTTTATCTGCGCTTTTCATATCGCCGCTGCCATACGGATCCCGAAGAAGCGATCGAAAATGTGCAATCGCTTCTCCAAGTGTGAAGATATGAAAAATCAGTTTTTAGCTTTTCTCCAGCCTGCGGCTCTAGCCTCAGCTTCTGTACAAAACCAACGTTCGCCGTATTCAGTACGAATGACTGTATCATCATAAAACTCTTGTCCTGGGACATGATAGATCCGCTCACCAGAGTTAATACTGATATTCCCTTTAATGTCGCATGGTTGAGAGCTTAGAGCTGATGCTGGGGTGGATTGCTGTGCGGCATCAGCTGTGAACTGCTTACCCAGAGATAATGCACTGGTGTAAACGGTCTGACCATATTTAGCAGTCAGCGCACCGACAATCGCTGCGGCAATCATTGCTCCTACTAATATCAATGCGAAGTTCTTATTCTTATCCATGTCTAGCAGCTAAGCAGATTTAGCTTTTATAGCAATTTCATGTTGAAATGATGGTTAAATGCTATGTTGCAAGTCACTTCATCATTAAGCGGGGCATCCAGTTATGATGGTTCAGCTGCATACATAAACTTTGATACCATCAGTTGGGAGCAGGAGTTAGATCGGTTTGAGCGAGAGATAATCCCGAAAGCAACTATTGCAGCTTTGAACCGCACTGCGGCTGTCGGCCGGTTGGCAGTTCAGGATGAAATGGAAGCCAAACTTGATCGTGTGACACCATTTGCAAAGCGTGGTGTTGCGTATGAGCAGGCGAGCAGCTCCAATCTTTCAGCTGCAGTAATCATTGCTGGTAAGTCATGGGCGAAGAATTCAACGCCACCGGCAAACTTTCTGTCACCGCAATTCTTTGGCGGGCAACGCAATCTAAAATCCTTTGAACGACAGCTAATCTCGGCTGGTCATATGGACAAAGGCCATTATGCCGTACCGGCAAGGGATTGTCCGTTAGATCAATATGGCAATGTTCGCGTGGCACTGATTGTGCGCATTCTGGCTGACTTGCAAATTGCTGAGCGCACTGCTGGGTATAATCGCAAGCGTACGGCGGCATCCACCAAGCGCAATGCTCGATACAAGAATGCTCGATTCTTTGTGCCAGAGCATGGATCACATTTGCACCCGGGTGTATGGCAGCGAAACCCGATGGATAATTCCATCAAACCAATGCTGCTCTTTGTTCGTATGCGTTCATATGGCCGTGTGATTAACTTCCATGAGACCGTACAGCGGGTGGCCGAAGAACGCTTTGCCCGATACTTCGCGGAAGAGGTTGGCAAGCATTCTCACCGATAGTCGTTCCATACGATTGAGGCTTTCTATCATTTCGGGTCCTTCCTGACGATGCTTGCCTGCGGGTATTTCGCACCGCGGGTCTTGGTCAGTCTGAGCGTGAAATCAAAGCCTAAAGTCGAAGGCTAAAGTACTAAAGTCAGGCACTAAACTCAGAGGATTAAATATCCGGCTGTATTCTCAGGAAAAATTATGACGGCCATCCAGTCAGATCAGACGATGAGCAAAGGCGAGTTTGCCAAGCTGATCAATGTCTCTGCCGGGCGAATATCGCAATACATCGCGTCAGGTCAGATTGGACCGGATGCGTTGCAAGGGGAAGGGCGCAGCGCCCGTATTGTGGTGGAACGCGCCAAGCGCCAGTTGAGCGGGCGGCTTGATGTCTCGCAGCGTGTCGGCATTAATGGTCTGGGCACGCGGATATCAGTTTCACCGGCACCGCGCGCTACAGTCGAGCAGACGGATGCACCGTTACTTCAGAATGCAGAAAAGCGGCCACCAGAAGTGTTTCAGACCCCGAGTGATTTGGTTGCCGATCAGATAGCTCGTGAAAAGCTTGAGCAGGCCAAAATGCAGACAGCGCGTGCCAAACGCGAAGAAGCATTAGCGTCCGGCCGGTTCATGCTGGCGGATGAGGCAAGATCGGAAATTACCCGTGCCGTTGCTATGGCCTATCGGGTCATGGAAGGCGGATTGGCTGATATGGCTACACATTTGGCCGGACATTTCGAATTACCTCAACGCGATATTTTGCATCACCTGCAGCAAGCCTTCCGCAAAGTACGTGAACGCGCAACGCAGGGTTTCCTAGAGCAACAGGCTTTAGAGCCGGAAAACGTGATTGATCCTGATTTGTTTGAAAGCGAGGATCAGTCCCCAGACTGAATGGTTGGTATATGACACTGCTTTGCAATCCGGCATGGCTGACTTATTCCATTCTGGCACAGGAGACGATGCCGCCGCCACCGGTGGATTATTTGAGTTGGGCAAAACAGAATATCGTTTTTTCTGACCGAATTACGCAGTTTCCAGGTCCTTATAATGAGGCTCTGTTTCCGTTTTTCTCGGAGATTTTAAAAGCGATTTCACCGGAAGACCCGTGCCGGATTGTCACCATATCCAAGTCCGCGCAGGTCGGCGGTACGGTTCTGGCCAATATCTTTACGCTTGGCACCATGGATATGGATCCGTGTGATTTTCTCTATGTTCATCCGACAGAGGAGAATGCGTCTCGTTGGTCTAAACAGAAGCTTATGCCGCTGATCCGCGAAACCACAGCACTCACTGCACTGTTTCCGGAGAAAAGCCGCGAAGGTGGCAATTCCATCCACTATAAGGAACGGGCTGACGGACGCGGGGCTATTCAGGCCGCAGGCGCAAATTCACCTTCCGGTTTGTCGATGATCTCACCGCGCAAACAGGTGCAGGATGATTTGTCGAAATGGCAAAACAATGAGGCCGGTGATCCGGAAAGTCAGGCAGAGAGCCGGTCAAAGGCATTTATTGCGGCGAAGATCCTTAAAATCTCAACGCCACTGATTGCACCTGGCTGTCGGATCAGCTCCAATTTTGAGCAGGGTACGCAGGAGCGTTACCATGTGCCGTGTCCGCATTGTTTGGAGTTGCAACCGCTGGAATGGGAGCAGATGCGCGATCATATTGATCCGGAACATCCTGAGAAAGCGTGTTTTTACTGCGTTAAATGCGGAGGCGAAATCAAAGAGCATCATCGCGCATGGATGGTATCGAGTGAGAATGGCGCCAAATGGATTGCTAAATATCCGGAACGGGCGCGCTATCATCGCTCGTTCCATATCTGGGTTGCCTATTCGCCGTTGGAAAGTTGGGAGGCACTGGCGCGGGCTTATCTCAATGTGCAGCGCGGCGGTCCCGATGATAAAGGCAAGAAGGCAGGTGCTGAGCAGGTATTTTTCAATGATTGGCTCGGTCAGCCCTTTGAGACTGACGGGGAATCTATCGGCTGGGAAGTGTTACGCGACAGAGCTGCACAAACCGGCCTGCCACGCGGGATTATCCCGGCGAAGGCACTGATCCTCACACTTGGTATTGATGTACAGGGTGATCGTGTTGAATGGCTGCTGGTTGGTTATGGCAAGAACCGTTATCGCGTGGTGATCGATCGCGGGATATTTGACGATAATACCGGTCGTAACCTGCCGGGCTTTACTGCACATTCCGGTCATATCTCCGAGCCTGCGGTGCAACAAGCATTGTCGCAATTGGTCAAACGTGAATGGCTGGACTGTTGGGGTAACAGACGCAAGGTCGATCTGACGGCGATTGATGGTAATGCCTATACCGAAGATGTCTGGGAGTGGGCGCGGCGTCACCCGATCACGGATGTGATCATGGTACGTGGTGATAACCGCGAAGCCGCTCCAATGTTGGCGCAAGTTAAAAAAGAGAAAGACAAAAAAGGTAGGCCGCTCAAATACTCACGGCGCTTTTTTAACTTCAATGCTTCAGTGATGAAAGCAGCTCTTTACCGCTCATACCGCAAGGAAGATCCGGAACAGACCGGCTATATCGATTTTGTGCATGGTCTGGGTGATGACTTCTTTGAGCAAGCGACATCCGAGATACGTGTGCAACGCCGTGGCCGGTCTGGTCATCCTTATTATGAATGGGATTTGCCAGCCGGAAAGCGCAATGAAGCGCTGGATATGCTCAACCAGTCTTTGGCTGCGACCCTGCGTTTAGGGATCAATTACTGGACTGAGGATGAATGGGACGCATTGGCAGAACGTCTTTCACAAGAGCCGCCACCGGCGCAGCTTGATCTGGAAGATCAGCTTTTACGCCAACCTCAGGTGCCGGTAGCCAAAACTACAGATGAACAGAAACAATCGCCTTTGGTAAACGCGGCAATCGCCCGTGCAATGGCGCGTGCCAGCCGACGCGGCTGATCGGAAACAACATGACAGACAGAAGCATTTTATTGGCGCGTCTCACAGAAGCAGAGACGGCGCTGCATAAACTCATGGTTGGCAAAGCATCAGTTCAACTCAGCTATCAGGGGGAAAGTGTGACTTTCACCACGGCAGATGAGGGGCGGTTGCGGCTTTATATTGGTGAGTTACGGGCTCAACTCGGACTTGCCAGCACATCGCGCAGCCGCTCACGCCGTGTGGTGTTTCTATGAGCGAACCGGTTATTCTGGATGCTCACGGTGCTCCGATGCCACCGGAAGTGCGGCTTGCGGCCCGCAGACGTTATGCGATGAGTGCGGCAGCTTATAGCGCTGCGGGTTCGGATCATTCGTCTATGGCAGGCTGGCGTCCTGGCACCTATTCCGGCCAAGCTGCACTCACATTGTCGCGCGATGTTGTTATTGATCGCGTCAATGATGCAGTGCGCAATAACGGTTGGGCATCGGCTGGTGTGTCCCGTCTCGTGGATACAGTGATTGGCTCCGGTTGGCGCTTGTCCAGTCAACCAAATGCCAGAACGCTGAATTTGACTGCGGATGAGGCTGATGAGATTGGTGATCAGATCGAAGGGTTGTGGTCTGATGTGGCAACTGATCCCGGTAACTGGTTTGATGCAGAGCGTACCAAATCTGTTGCCGGTCTGTTGGGGCTGGCAGCACGACACCGTTTCTCGGATGGTGAGGCATTTGCGGTTTTGCCTTATCGGATGGGCGCGAATGGCTACGGCACTTGCGTCCATGTGATTGATCCGGCGCGGATTTCCAATCCGAAAGGAGCGATGGATAGCGAGTTTCTGCGTGATGGTGTTGAGCTCGATGCCTATGGTGCGCCGCTGGCCTATCATGTGCGCCGCACACACCCGGGTGATATCACCCGCCCGATGCATGATATGTTCGTCTGGGATCGGGTGGAGCGTGAAACTGAGTGGGGCAGGCCGACGGCTGTTCATGCCTTCGAGGCCAGTCGTGCCGGTATGACACGCGGTGTCAGTCCGTGGGCATCCGTTCTGCAACAGCTCAAACAAGTGTCCGATTACAATGATTATGAGTTGCAGGCAGCATCACTCAATGCGGTGATGGCAGCTTTCATCAAAACGCCGCTCGATATGGATCAACTGGCCGATAGTTTCAGTGCCGGTGACAGCGGCAAGTCGATAAATGCTTTTTTTGATGCGCAAGCTTCAGCACAAGCTGCGGCTTATAAAGCTGATCCGATCCGCCTCAAAGGGGCACAACTCAACTTTCTCAATCCGGGCGAGGATGTAGTCTTTACCAAATCCGAGCATCCGAACGCGGCCTTTGAGGTCTTCGTCAATGCAGCACTGCGCAATATCGCATCATCAATTGGTCTGACCTATGAGCAACTGACCATGGACTGGTCAAAGGTCAATTACTCCAGTGCGCGTGCAGCACTTCTCGAGATTTGGCGCGGATTGACTGCACGCAAGACCAGCTTTGCCCATAGTTTCATGCAGCCGATCTATATGGCCTGGCTTGAAGAGGTGTTCGATCAGGGACGGATCAGGCTGCCATCACATGCAGTTTCTTTTGAAGCCAATCCGATCGGATGGGCAAGAGCGGCATGGATCGGTTCCGGCCGTGGTTGGGTTGATCCGGAGAAGGAAGCGCGTGCTGCCGCCATTCGTTTGGCGACGGGTCTTTCCACACAGGAATCCGAATCCGCCGAACAGGGGCGCGATTGGAAAGAAGACATGTTGCAACGTGCCCGTGAACAGCGCTTTGCTGCCAAACACGGTGTCACCTCAGGTGAAGCGGCAAGTACCGGCGTGGTATCACGCTTTGGCAGTGAGACGCCGAAAGATGAACCGGACGAAACCAATAAGGATCAGAGCAAATGACATTTGCAATGCCGGAAATTGCGGCGCGTTTGTTCGATACGCCACTGATGCTGCATGAGGCCAAAGCCAATATTATTGCACGCAGCTTCGGGCCACGTGTTCTGGGGCAGGACATCGCGATGGCAGATACACCGGAAATGGGTGTGCTGTCGCAGAATATGCGCGAGCTGCGTGATGGCTGGACGGGTGAGAAAATCTATGCTGGCCCTAAAATGGTTGGCAATGTCGCGGTCATTGAGGTTGAAGGTTCTCTTGTCAATAAGGGCTCATGGGTGGGCAAAACCTCCGGCATGACCTCTTATGAGGGGCTGAATATCCAGATCGCGGATTGTCTTGCGCGCGATGATATCAAGGCCGCTGTTTTAGAGTTCGATAGTTTTGGCGGTGAGGTCGATGGCTGCTTTGCCTGTGCTGAGGAGCTTTACGCTCTGTCACAAGAAAAGCCGACAATTGCTATTCTCACCGATCATGCCTGTTCTGCCGCTTATCTTCTGGCTGCCGCTTGCCGCCAGATAGTCATCCCTGCCACTGGCTATACCGGTTCCATTGGTGTCATTACCATGCATGTCGATGCATCCGGATGGGCTAAAAATCAGGGTCTGGCGGTGACGATCCTGCGTGCCGGTGAAAAGAAAGCCCGCCCAGGCATGTTCGAAGCCATGAGCGAGGAAGAATATTCCGAGGCAGTCAGCGATCTTGAAGCAATGCGTAGTTTATTTGCAGAAACCGTATCGCGTTATCGTGGTTCACGGCTTTCGGTAGAGGCTGCACTTGCCACACAAGCGGATACGTTTCGCGGACAGGCGGCAGTTGATCTTGGTATTGCCGATGCGGTGGGACGCCCAAAACAAGTATTCGAGGCATTTCTAGCCGCGATGAGTACCTGATCTCTCCACTTTAAAACCAGAATTTTATCAAGAAGGAACACGCTGATGTCGCTTGCAAGCGCTATCCGTGCGGCTGTTGGTGGCCGCAATACACGCAAACGCCTCGAAGAGGATAAGCCGGAAGATTTGGAAGATGATCTTAAACCGGATGAAGCTGAGGATGATCCGGAAAATCCTGATGCTGAAACCGATCCAGATCCGGAAGCGGATGAAGATGATCCGGTTGCTAATGATGATGAAGAAAAATCCGGTGATTATGCCCGTGGTCGCAAAGCTGAGCGCAGTCGTATGTCGGCAATTTTAGGTTCGGCAAAAGCGGAGCACAATCCGTCACTGGCAGCTCATTTGGCGTTCAAAACCAATATGTCAGCCAAACAGGCCGTTGCCACATTGGCGGCTTCCGGTTCTTCCCGTGCAGCAACCAGCTTGTCTGGCCGCATGCAAGGGCGTGTACCGGCACTCGGTAACGGTGGTGCCGTCCCTAAAGCCGGTAGTGCCGATGAACGTCTGATTGCCCATGCCAAAGCGCGTTCCGCGTCCGTCAAGCCGCAGCGCTAAGCACGGCAATTATTTTTCATAACTTATCAGGAGTGTCGCTATGCGCACTGAAACTTATATCCCCGGCGATTTGCTCGTCGGTGACTTTCCCGTTGCCGTCCGAATTGTGACCATTGCAACCGGACAAGGCATTCTCAAACGCGGCACGGTGCTTGGCGAAGCCGGTGGCAAATTCTTGGCCTCAGCCTCTGCATCCTCGGATGGTTCCGAAGTGCCAACTATGGTGCTGGCTATCGATGTCGATACCACTGCCGGTGATGTGGTCACGGATGCATATGCATCCGGCAATTTTGATGCGGCTAAACTGATCTACGGGGCAGGCCACACAGCAGCGAGTGTCGAGAGCGCATGGCGCAAGGCTTCTGCTCCGCTCTTCCTGCACAATCTCGCCTGATCCAGCACTCATTTAAGGACATCTCAAATGGATTTATTTAGCACAACTGCGCTTTTGACGGTAATTGAATCCCGTGACCGGCCAACAGCCTTCATCCGCGATACTTTCTTTCCGAATGGATTTCAGTCGGATGCAGAGGAAATCGCCTTTGATAAGCTGAAGCGCCGCCGCAATGTGGCACCATTCGTATCACCTTTGGTACCAGGTAAAGAGCGTGCCATTCGTGGCCGTCAGACCTCAACTTTTACCCCTGCCTATGTGAAGCCTAAAAACACCGTTCGCCCGGGGGAAGGTTTCCGCCGCCGTCCAGGTGAACCGATCAACGGCAATATGTCTGCGGAAGATCGCTATCTCCAGACCGTTACTGATATTCTGGCCGATCAGGATGATGAGGTAACACGCCGTGAAGAAGTAATGGCGGCTGAAGCCCTGCGCACTGGCAAGATTATTGTCAGCGGTGAGGATTATGAAACCCAGATTGTTGATTATAATCGGCCGGCCAATCACACACTTGCTCTGACCGGTGCAGATCGCTGGGGTGAGGCGGGTGTGTCCATCCGCAAATCTATTCGCTCATGGGCGACGCGTGTTGCCACCACATCGGGCGGGGCAGCAACAGAGGTGATCCTTGGGGCAGAGGCGGCAGAATTGCTGCAAAGTGATCCTGAAATTCGTGAAATTCTGGATAACCGCCGCCAGATGGGTGGTGAAATGCAGTTCGGGCCAGTTGCAGCCGGTTCCGAGGATATGGTGGCAATCTACCTCGGCACAGTCGGACAGTTCAACTTCTGGCAATATACCCAGCTGTTTCAGGATGATCAGGGCAACGATATTGAGGTCTGGCCAAGTTTTGGTGCCGGTATTATCGCACCAAGCCAGTTTCAGGGCTTTATGGCGCATGGCGCTATTCAGGATATTGGCGCTCAGATGAAGCCTTTGTCGCGTTTCCCGAAAATGTGGAATGTCGAAGATCCGTCCGCAACCTTCCTGATGACACAGAGTGCACCGCTGCCGGTTCCAGGTGATGCGTCTGCATCGCTCTTTGCGATGGTTCGCTAACCACTTGTTTTGAGAGGAATGAAACTATGGCGAAAGTCAAAACAATACGGCAGGCCTATGGGGCAACCCTGACTATTGCTGGTAAAGATGTGCCACCTGGTACTGTGGTCTCCTTGCCTCAGGATGAGGCGGATAAGATTGCCGCTCTGTTTGGCACAGTGCCGGAAGATCGGTCTCTGCCAAAGCTGCCGGAAGTGACAAAACCGCTAGCAGCAGTAAAGACCGTTGATCTGGATGCACTCAAGGCGGAACTTGAAGCAGCACAGCTGGCCTATGAGAGCACCAAGGATGCGCTTGCTGCTCCGGATGCCGGTGATGAGCAGCTTGCGGCTTTTGAAGCGGCAGAAGAGCGCCTGAATACTGCGGAAGCGGCTTTGGAAGAGGCGGGCGGCGAATGAGCCGTCCTGCTATCTTCGCCGACATGGCCGATACCTTTGTCTCAGGTTTGGGCAATGTGACGGCACAAGTCACAGTCAAAGGTGAAGTTGTCGAACTAACGGGCATTTTGCGTAAGGTTCGTGAAGCAGACTTACTCGACATCGAAGGTATGGGGCTGGAAGGCGTGAGCTATAGTTTTTCTGCCTCTGGTACAGTCCTCGATGGTGTGCGCCAGTCCGATACGGTCACGATCACTCACAGTGATGATGCTCAGGATAATGGCAAGGTATTTGTAGTTGCCGGTCATGTTGATGACGGTCGGGCTATGAAACGCCTGCTGCTGCATGAGGATGAATAATCATGATGCATCTTCGACAGGCAATTCTCGATAAGATCAGAGAGCAGCTCCAACCGGTTGCAGCACAATATCATGGTATTGTCACACCAATGCGCTCAACGGCAGTACCAGAGGAGGATTTGCCCTCTTTCATTGTGCTCTACACCAGTGATCAGACGACACCTGATGGTGTTGTCTATGATGATGCTACCGGCCAAGAGCTGACGCGTCTCAATCATCGTCTGACCGTCAATGTGGTTATACACTTCAAAGGTCGCAAAGACCCTTCCAAAGAGTTTGACCAGCTGGCAGCGGCAGTGGAGCGGGCATTACCGCCATCCAATCTGGGCAATATGGTCATTGATCTGGTTTTGAGTTCTACGGATCATTTTATTGATGCCGGTACGGCACAAAGCCTTGGGGCAGGACGCATGGTGTTTGATGTGACCTATCGGACATTTGCGGGTTATCCGGACAGACAATCCTGATTGCAGGCCTTTCATTCCATTTATTTAAACAGGAGATAAGTCCATGGCTTTAGGTCGTGAGCTTGTGATCAAGCGTCTGATGACGCCGGATGATTTTGTCTCGGTTTGCGTGACAGAATCGCGCTCATTGGAGATCAATAATGAAGAAATAGACATCACAAAACCAAGTTGCACGGATCCGGGCAGCAAGCTTTTGTTGCAGTTGATGTATGGCATTCAGCGTATCAATGTGCAGCTTGATGGCGCTTTTGTCAGCAATACTGCATCAAAATCTATGATCGGTGATGCGGTCAATCAGGTTGTTACCCCTTATCAGGTTGTCGTGCCAGGCGTTGGTACCTTTGAGGCGGACTTCCTGATTTCCTTGACATTCTCTGGCGATAAGACCAATGAGCTGCAGTGTCAGGGGCGTATGTCTGCTACCGGCACTGTTGGCTTTACACCGGCGACCACACCATGACAGATACCCTGCCTAATCCTTTGCGCGGCGAGGCTTCTTGCCGTATCGGCGATACCGATCTGGTCTTGGTGGTTGAATTCGGGCGACTGGCTACTCTTTGTGAGGTTGCCGGTTGTGACACCATGGATTTGCTCTACACCCGTCTGATTGGCTTCCATCCTAAAACAGTGATGGCAGCTTTGCGGGTTCTGACCATACATCCGGAAGGTGACAAAGCCGCGCGTGATCTGGCGCACAAAGCCATATCAGAATTGAGTGGTGCCGATGAACAGGCATTCCGCAAGGCCATTACCAAGGCACTGGCCGGTCATATCAATGATGGCAAGAAATTGCGTGGTGAAACAGATCATTTAACCGATCTGGAAAAAGCATTTGATGCAGCCACATCGGGAAACGCACAGAGCCCCTCGTAATCACTGACCAAATCCAGCAAATGCTAGGCTTTGCCACCGGCGTATTAGGGTGGACGCCAGAAGCTTTTTGGCGGTCCACATGGCCGGAGCTGGAAGCGGCTATCGAGGGGCGTACCGGTAAGCGCTTTAAAGACATTATCACACCGGCACGGGCGGTAGAAATTGCCCGCTATCATCCGCCTACCAAATCTATCAGATAGGGTAATTCATGTTCCGTAATGATATTATGGCGTTTATCGGCGCCAATGCTCGTGGTTTCCATGAGGCTATGGTCAGAGTGCGTTCTGATACCAAAGCCACAGCAAAAAGCGCGCAACGTGAATTCTCCGACCTGTCTGCTGGCTTCAATCGTTCCATGTCACTGGTCAAAGGTGCATTAGCGGGGATCGGTGTTGGCCTGTCTATTCAGGGCGTTAAGCAGATTGTCTCAGATATTGGTAATATCGAGACAGCCGCTAAACGGGCAGGCCTGACGATCAAGTCTTTCCAGCAGATGAAATATGTTGCTGAAACTAACCGCATTGAAGTCGATGCGATGGCTGATGCGTTCCGTGAGCTAAACTTGCGGGCGAATGAATATGCCCAGACCGGCAAAGGTTCTGGTGCTGAAGCTTTTGCTCAACTTGGCATGTCGCCCGAGGAGGTCAAAAAGCGGCTTAAAGATCCGGCCGATTTTATGCTGGAGATTATTGATCGCACCCGACGCCTCAAGGATACCGCTGCTGGTATCCGTATTTTTGATGAAATTATGGGCGGTCAGGGTGGTGAGCAGTTTGTGTCCTTAATTGATCAGGGGCGCGATAAGCTCACAGAAACAATCAAAGAGGGAGAAGAGCTTGGTCGTGTGCTTTCTGATGATGTGGTGCAGGCAGCTGCGGATGTTGATAAAGCATTCGCTGATATTACAAATACGGTATCTACAAGTTTGAAGGCTGCCATTGTTTCTGCGGCTCTGCAGCTTCGCTATTTTCTTGATTTGTTCAATACGGTTGAAAACCGGTCACTGGATACACTTACAAAGCAGCGTGAAGAAAAACAGCGTGCCCTTGATATGAAAACGGGTGACTATCGTGGAGCATTTTTGCCACCCAAAGAGCAGATTGAGAAAGAGCTCGCTGAAATTGATGCCCAAATCAAAGCTCATAAGGATAAACAAAAGCTTCCTAGCCAACCGAATGACAATATTCCGCCACCGGTTACGCCTTATATTCTGCCTGAAGATAAAAAGAAAAAGACTGGTGGATCACGCTCCGCAAAAATCACCGATGCGGAGCGTGAGAAAAAAGCAATTGATGAGCTTATCAAGTCACTCGAGGAAGAACTAAAACTTGTTGGCCTTTCTGATGAGGCGCGGGACAAGGAAATTGCGCTGCGTAAAGCCGGTGCCAATGCAACCGATGCGCAACGTGATCAGATTACATCTTTGATTGAAGCACGATACCGCGAGCAAAAGGCCGTAGAAGCTGTAGAAGAGCAGTTGCGTCGCAATGCAGATGCGGCGCTCGATCTGGCTGATATCTCTATGAACATGATTGATAGCATTATCGATGGTTCTTTTAGCGCCAAAGATGCTTTAGCCGGATTGCTACGCCAGATGGCACAAGCTTTGATGATGGGGCAGGGTCCTTTAGCCAGCTTGTTTGGTATGACGCCACAATCCTCCGGCCTTGGTGGCTTATTCGGCATGATGTTTGGTGGAGCGCGTGCGGCTGGTGGCAGTGTGACGCCCGGCAACCTCTATCGAGTGAACGAAAAGGGTGAAGAGTTTTTCTCACCTGGCACCCATGGCCGTATTATCCCGCATGATCAGGCTGGTAACGGGAGTGGTGGTTTTTCCTTTGCTCCGGTCTATCAGATTGATGCACGCGGGGCAGATCAGGCAGCAATAACCAGATTGGAGGCCGGTTTGGCAAAAACCAATCGCGAGATGGAAAGCCGTGTAATCTCAACGATGCGTAAAGCCCAAAAATCCAATGTGAGGTTCTAAATGGTTCTTACATATCCATTAGATATTCTTGCGGGTTTTCCGGGCTGGGTTACCGATTTTGATTTGCACTATAGGCAGGAGTTCAGCCGTACAGCCGGTGGTGTGACGATAGCTAAAGATATGGGAACACCACTTTGGAAAGGCTCGTTTCAGACAACAATTTTGCCTGTCAACGAACTTGATATCTGGCGGGCGCGTTTGAAAGCTCTTGATGGCAGCCTTGGGCTATTCTGGGGAAGGCCAATGAGCCGCTGTTATCCAATCGCATATCCAAATGGTACCGGAATAGGTGATGTTTCTGCTGTTACAATTGATAGCATTGGTTCAGACAACAAATCCATAACCCTACAAAAACTACCTGTTTGGCATTCAATTTCTGTCGGGGACTATCTGCAAATCAGTACAAAACTATACCAAGTGCTTGAGAATGCAGTTGCTGACTCCACAGGGAAAACAACACGTTTTGAAGTCCGTCCTCATCTGGCACCCGGCACAACGGTCGGCAATGCCGTTGTGTTGGTTCGGCCTTCTGTGCCGATGATCATTGTTCCTGCCACTTTATCGACAACGGCAGATGCCGGTACCGGACGCGGTACTATCACTTTTCAGGCGGTGGAGGCGCGTTAAATGGAAGAAGAAATATTGCGTCATATAGATGATGTTTTAGGTGAACTGAACATGCCACGGCGTTCCAGCCTAATTTTTATTAGCCCACGCATGTTGGATGCTGGCTTAACTTCAATTGACATTGATGGGCCTACAGCAGCATCCGACTATCGGTGCTCTGCATTGTGGATACAGAAGTTGTATAGCGCAATGAGATCTATTGAGATTACAGAAACTCAAAATCAACAGGCCCTGTAACGTCATGTATAGCTTTCAGGAAATTTCCGATTGCTTCAACGTGTACACGAATAACAGATGGTGTAAGAGCCAAATCCTTCTTCTTCCCTTTAGATAGAGGGAATGGGATTAAGAGAGGCTTACCGTCTTCTTCAAATGCAAAGAGGCCATGTGCTATTTTGTTTCTGAACTTTATAGCCTTGCTTACGCTTTCCCGATGAGCAGCCACAGCAGTGGCTAGGGGGATATCTTCGCGAGCCTTGGCAATGTCTGATAAGATGTCAAACTTAGCCGATAAGCTGTTTACATTGGACATAATAGACGATGCTGCATCGTTGTTATTTTCCAATAAGATAGACATGGCAGGGAGCATCCAACAATCAAGGTTGGCGGTGACCATTATCAGGTAACCAACCTCCGTCGCTATCTCCGGAATGTTCCTGATGCTGTAGTTTGATAATACTTCACTCATAGCCAATCTCACTGCCTCCGCTCTATTGGGCACTCAAGCTGACTCACAGTTAAAAGTCCAATCTATCCCTTCAAGGTAAATCTCCATGCGTTACGTTTCAGCTGAGATCCAGCTTGCGCTTGAACAGCGCAGGCTGGTTGCGCGTGACTTTGTCTGGTTCGTGGCAAAGCGGCGCGATACCGGTGCTTCGGTCACTGAGGGCATCTGGTCTGACGTGTTTAATGTCGAGGCTGAGGTTATTGAGCCTGATACCGGCATTACGCAGACGCGCACGTTCTATGGTGCCGGAAGTCTGGTTGGCATTAGCGACATTCCTCTCGTTGCTAATCTGTCAGTACAAAATGCCACTATTCAAGCCTCCCAGATCCACACAGAAATCGAGAGGATTGTTCGCGACTATGATTGCCAGCAGGCGCGGGTAGAAATCTATCGCGGGTTGTTTGATCCGGATACACGATTGATGGTGGCACCTGCCGTTGCTCGTTTCGTCGGGTTCGTGGATACGATTGATGTCACCACGCCTTCCGAGAATGAGGAAGGTTCGGTCACTTTCACTTGTGCCAGCCACACGCAGGAAGTGACCCGCTCCAATGCAGAGACGCGCAGTGCCGCTTATCAGAAAGTCCGTGATCTGAATGACGGTTTTTATGATGACAGTGCCACGGTCACTGAATGGGAAGTGTGGTGGGGTTCGGTCAAAGGCTCGGTGCCAACGCAGAAGAAACGCAAAAAGTTCTTAGGGATTTTCTGATGATCCGGCATGCAACTGCTTCTGATAAAATGGCCTGCCTGCGTTTGCTGCGTGAAAGCCATGAGGCAGCGGGTTTCACTTTCCCATTTAGCGCAGCCCATGCCTCTGCACTGTTTGATTATTATCATGCCAGCCCGCAGACCTGTGTTCTGGTCATTGGTGATAAGCCGGACGGGCTGCTGATGGCTGGCTGGTTCGAGCATCCCTTCGGTGCTGGCCGCTATGCCAAGGAAACAGTGTGGTATGTCGCTCCGCATGCGCGTGGGCGGGGTGCTATCAAGATGCTTGATGCTTATGAGACATGGGCGCGTGAACAAAGCTGCAGCACTGTGGGCATGGCAGCACTCGCAACCAATGATGTTTCAGCGCTTTATCTGCGTCGCGGCTATCTCCCTGCAGAGACGCATTATCTCAAAGCGCTCTCATAGAGTTTAATCCACGAGGAAATTATGGCTCTTTTTACTGCTATCGCCACTATGGCGACAGCCGCTGGCGCGTGGGTTGGTAGTCTTGGGATTATCAGCAGTGCGCTGCTCAAAACGGCTGTTGGCATTGGTATAAACCTGTTGGCGCAGTCGCTGGCCGGTAAACCCAAAGACCCGACATTCTCCATCAACACAACCATTCAGGGCGGGGGTGATGTTCCGCGTTCCATCCTGCTGGGTAAAACTGCGACTGCCGGTTCGCTCGTCTGGGTAAACACATGGGGGCAGGATGGTGACAGCAAGAACGCTTATCTCACACAGGTCATTGCTCTCTCTGATTTTCCAGTTGAAGCGTTAACTGGCGTGATGGTCAACAGTGAGAAGGTTGATCTGACCGGCAGCAATACCGGCTGGGGGCATTCGGTTGCGCAGTACCGGAAAGACGGGCGCGATAATCTCTGGATCAAGTTCTATGATGGCACGCAGACTGCAGCTGATCCATTCCTAACGGGCACTTGCTCCAATCATCAGCGGCAGTGGTCAAGCAACCGTGTTGGCCGTGGTGTTGCCTATGTGATTGTTACGGCGCTTGTATCGAAGAATATGTTCTCCGGCATTCCCTCGTTTAAATTCGAAGTAGATGGGGCAAGGCTTTACGATATCACTAAGGATAGCAGTGCTGGCGGCAATGGCTCTCAGCGTTGGTCTGATCCATCCTCTTGGGGCGGTGATGGTGATCATCTGCCTGCCGTTCAGGCCTACAACATTTTACGCGAAATCCGGTATAGCAACAAATGGCTCTATGGACTGCAGGGTGTAACCGCTGCACGTCTGCCTGCTGCAAGCTGGATAAAGCAGATCAATAAATGCCGCCAGCAAGTGCAGGGCGCTCACGGCTTTGAGCCAATGTACCGCTCCGGCGGTGAGCTGCCAGTTGATGCACCGATTGCCACAGCGCTTGAGGCTATTCTGACCGCCTGTCAGGGGCGTATCAGTGAAGTTGGCGGCACTTATGCAATCCATATCGGTGCGCCGGATACGCCGGTAATCGAGTTCACTGATGATGATATTCTCTCAACAGAAGAGCAGACATTCACGCCATTCTTCGGGCTGGCTGATAGTGTTAATGGCATCAGCGCGACACATCCATCTCCAATCAATGGCTGGGTGACAATCACAGCGCCGCCGCTCTATCGCACCGATCTGGAAGCCAGACACGGCAATCGCCGCTTGATGTCTGATGTGCCTTTGGATTTTGTGCCCTATCCGGAGCAGGTGCAACGGCTGATGAAGTCTGCGTTGCTGGAAGCACAGCGAGCGCGTCGTCACACTCTGGTTCTGCCACCACGCTTTTGGGCTTTCTGCACACCGGGCGAATATGTTGTCTGGTCATCGGTGCGCAATGGCTATCAGGCCAAGATGTTCCGCATTGACGGGGTGTCGGACAAGGGCAATCTGGATGTGCTGGTGGATATTACCGAAGTTGATCCATCGGATTATGCTTGGGATAGCAGCTCCGAATTCCGGCCACCGGTTGATGGCGCAGTTGGTATCATCCGGCCAGAGCCGATGCCGATTATCAGCTTTGGCGCATTGCCTGCGGTTGCGCAGGATAGCAATGGCAATAGCCGGCGCTGCGGTATCCGGTTGTTTTGGGACGGCGCGGTCAATGGTGTTGATTATGTCCAGTATGAAGTCCGTAAAACCGAAACACTGGAAACGATCTATATTGGCCGGACTGAAGAGGTGCCACGTGCCTCGCTGATAATTGCGCCTGGCATGTTGTTACTGCCAAACCAGTCCTATCAGGTGCGGGCACGATACGGCACCTATGACGGCAACACGGAATTCATCTGGGCTGATTGGATTGGGGTCATCACCGATGATATCCGGTTCGGACCACTCGACATATACGCGATCAATATTGAACAGCTCAATAAGGATGTCAGCGATGTTATGACAGGTCTCGGTGAGACCGGCCGGTATGTGCAGGAGGAGCTCGACCGCATTGGTGCGTTGGCTGCAGAGCAAGAGGCTGGCAATGCCGATATGTTCAAACTGTTGCGTGAAGAGGCTGCAGTCACTGCCGGTAACATCAGGGCAGGCTATACAAGGCTGGTTGCTGTTTCCATCGGTCCGAATAGCGCCATTGCGTCGCGTATCGAAACACTGGAAGCCAAGGTCGATAATGACGTTGCTAAGGCTGTTTCGATGCTCACCAGCCGTATTGATACAGTTGATGGCCTTGTCACAGCACAGGCAGAGTCCATCACGCAGCTGACTGCTGATGTCGGTAACTTCTCTGCAGATGGTCTGATCCGCATTACCAGTGAGGCAACAAGTGGTAGCGCCTTATCGCGCATTGCCTTCAGCAGTTTTGTTGAAGCTATGGGGCAGACTGCACGCGCCGCCATGTGGCTGGAAGCCTTCGCTGGTGCCGGTGGTGAGTTGTTCAGCCGTATGATCATGAATGCCGACCAGTGGATTGTCACCAATGGTGTGGATAGCGTTTCGCCTATGACCTTCATCAACGGGCGGCTGACTTTGCAGGTCGCCAGTATCGGTGAGGTTGAATCCGGTTTGTTGCGCTCACCGGATGGGAAATTCGTGATCAATCTGGCTGAAGGCTATTTGAGGATATCCCGATAATGGATGCAGAAATCTTTATGAATGCAGACAAGCTGGTGGTGGCCAAAGAGGGGTTTGATGCGTCAAATCCCTCACTGCCAGAGGGCAATAAACTGTTCGACAGCGATTGGCTTTTCGCAGGTAACGTCGTTCAGGCGGGGCTGCATGTCGATAATGCGGATTATCGGTTTGATAAGAAGCCGGGCAGATACATAGCTTGGAACGAACCGACCAATTGGTCAAATGTGCAGGTGATCAATTTCACGCCGCTGCCATATGTTCCGACAGTGCTGCTCATTCCGCTCTCTGATAGTCGGTACTGGAACGATCACGGCATGGTCTTGCTTGGTGCGGATAAGCGTAACCGCAACTTTGGTAACGACTATTATCGCACGGGTGAGATTACCGTGAGCAACAGCCAGATTTTGATCCCGCGCTGTTATGCCAAGGCCGGTAAATGGCATTTTCGTGAAGACTTTATCTATGTGATTATGGCGATGTGATATGGCTGGCAAAATTGTAATCGGAAACAATAACGATGAGCAGGGCATTTTTGTTGCTCAGGCAGGCAAATCTGTTGAGCAGGGTGCGCCATATCTGATGTCGTCAGTTGGCGACATGCTTAAAATCTGGGCGCAAGGCTCGGTATCGTCAACCGCGACAAGACAATCTGCTGGCCTGTGGCGGCATGATATTACGGTCAATTTTCCTGAGCTGCCTTACATTCCACTGGCGTTCATGGGCTTTAAGACCTCAAGCAATGAGCCGTTTCAGTTTCCGCCTGATCTGTACACACTATCCACCTATAATGGTGCCACGCTTGGCGATCTGATGCCAGCCGTTGGCATTGCTCATAACAAGCTGGTTTTTGCTGGCTGGACAGAGCAGCAATATGCTTATTTCAATTACACGGTATTTTTGCTCAAAATCAGGGATAGGTTCTGATGCAGGGCTGTGTTTTGATCAAGAAAGGACCGGACTATAAGTTCCGTGTCTCTAAGCCCGGAAAGTCGGTTGATAGCACTGATCTGAATGATTTTATCATTCATGAAAAGCTTGGCACGGCTGCGCCCTATATCACGGGATCAGCACAAGTTCCGGCCAATAGCAATGTCTATATTCCGTTTGGCCGTACCTATGCTCAACCGGCACTCATTCTGCTCAAGCCCCAAAACGTTGTGGCCTACCAAACGCAATTTGAAGCCCGTATTCAAAGCGATATGTCCTCGATGCGGATCTACAATCATACCGGCACGTCCCGCTATGTGACCTATTACGTCTATTGGAATTCCATAGGCGGCTGACCGCTTAATTCACACAACACTCGTTTTAAAAATCCGCATGGTGCGGAAAGGAGAAAGCATGTCTGCTCCACAGGCAATTCCCACAATTCATCCGCAGGCAGAGCTGCAGGAGACGGCGTTCATGTCGGGTATTCTGAGGCAGCGCAATCTGATGTTGGCCTCAGAGAATATCGAATTGAAAGAACGGATTAAAGCGCTGGAAGCGACTGAGAAGACGCTTCAGTCCCAGATTGAGCATGTGCATGCACAACTGGCAGAACATGGGGAGCATAACAATGGCGATTAGGCCTGATTGGACGGCTGGTACACTGACACTCGTGGCCGGTTCTAAGGATTTTACAACAACCGGTTCTGCGCTCGAGACAGCGGCATTGCAGGCCGGTGATGCGATTATCACCGTGAGTGGCTATGTGCTCATCATTGAAGCTATTACCGGTCAGAACAGTGGTACGCTCCATGCTGAGTGTCCTGTTGCAGCAGCGGGGATCGATCAGCCTTTGCGCATCCGCTATCAGCCGGATGGCAGCCGCGTGCAGGGGGCAATGCGTATGGTCAGGGAATTGCTGACCTCTGGTAATCTTGAAGCCTTTGCCTCTCTCGTTGGTGAAGTGGATGCAGTGCCGGTCTTTGTCGGACCAGGTGTTATCAAGCTGGTTCCAAAATCAGAATTCGGACCGGATGATACCAAGGGCAATCTGGCAGCATTTGCTCAGCTGGACAGTATCGCAAACCTGACTGAACTGGCATCGCTGGCAAAAGCCAATGAGCAGTTTGTTGTAATGGATGCTAATGGCAAGATTGCGATTGTGCCGTTTAAGTCGGTGACCGACGAAATTGCTAAAAAGTACCAACTGCCTGAAGGTGGCAGTGAACAGCAGCTGATAAGCGGTACCGGTGGTTTGATTGAGCCTGCCAATCTGCCGGTATCGACAGCTACTCAGGATGCGTTGAATTTAACGACTGCTCTGGTCAGCACTAAATCTTCTTATAACTGGATCATCAATGGCGATTTTACCATTAATCAGCGTGGCGGTGTGAAGAAGCCTGCCAATGGTGTCTATGGTTTCGATTGCTGGAAAGGCCATGCAAACGGTATTGAGCAGATAATTGAGGCACTGCCTGCTGGCGAATACACTCTGACGTGGTCGGGTGGTGGGACTGGGACATTTGGTGGGCAAACTAAAGTGTCTCCGATTAAAGCAACAGTGGCAGGTGGAAACACCTCAGTGGTCGTGCCTGAGACGGCAACAAAAATCTCCCTTGTGATTGGAGATACGACTTCGTTCGATCCTTGGGTTGGCGTCGTACGTAGTTCTGTTATTGAGGAAATTTTGAGCTACCGGTATTTCTACAAGATACGAAGACTGGAAATGTTTCGTCAAGGAGGCGATACAGGTGCTTCAACGGCAAGACTTAATTCAGTTACATTGCCGGTTGAAATGCGGGTGGTGCCTGCAGTCAATATTGGGGCTTATGTGGAATACAATACAAAGCCTAATGTTTTTGAAATCCACAAAAAAGGCGCCGGATTTGAAGGTGCTACTAAAGTAGCGGGGAACTGGGGTTGGCTTAACGATATTACTTTTGATGCGGGGTTCTACTAATGAATGTTTCTTCGGCAAAATACACAGTTTCTCGCTTGATATTGGCAGTTATTGATGGTTTGGAAATATTTGTACCAGACGACATTGATAATGGTCACCGTATCATGATTGCTGGTTGGGAAGCCAAGGGCAATGTAATTGAGCCTTATGTGCCTGAGCCGGAAGACCCGATCATATTTTCCATTCCTGCTGTTACCTTATGGGAGCGAATGACTGAGGCGGAAGGTGAGCAGGTTGAGGCTATAATGCAGATACAGCCGTTTCGCATTCGCCAGATTTTTACGACCGCACAGACATACCGTTCTGATCATGAGTTGTGGCCGTTGCTTCAACAGGTCGCCTCCGAGTTATTCGGCGCACAGCGTGCCGGTGAGCTGCTCGCTCAACCTTATAATATCACGACAACAAGCTGATATTATGCGCCGCTTCAAAGCGGCTTTTTCATAGGAAAATTGAAAATGGATAAAACCGTGCCAGCTGGCGCGGCGATCCTGCTTGACTTCATTCGTAAGACTGAAGTCGGGCGGACTGATCGCGCGTCTTATGATGTTATCTTTGGTCAGAACCAGCATAAGCTGAAAAAGCAGATTACGGCCATGACGATTGGTGAGTTGGTTGATGAGCAGGCCAGCTTTACCAAGCGCTTCAAATCATCGGCCTCCGGTGGTTATCAGTTCATGCGGAAAACTCTGCAGGATTTGTCGCGGGAACTGCGTTTATCCGGCAAGCAGATGTTTGATCCTGATTTGCAGGATCGCCTTGGTTATCACCTGTTGAAACGCCGTGGCTATGAAGAATTCATGGCTGGCAAAATCACCATGACAGAGTTCGCCAAGCGGCTGGCAATGGAATGGGCTTCGTTTCCTGTTCTGGCGGCAACTAAGGGGCAGCATCAGCAGCTCAAACGCGGCCAGTCCTATTATGATGGTGATGCGCTCAATAAGGCTCTGGTGAAGCCGGAAGCCATTGAAGTGATTTTGCGCAAGGCCAAAGCTGCGGGCAATGATCTACCAGTCCTGGCTCCTGAAAAGCCGGAAGCGGAAAGCCTGCCGTCTGAACCAGAAAAGCCTAAGCCTGTCTGGAAGTCAAAACGGGCATGGTTGTGGAGTTATATCGGCACTATGTCGCCTGCAGCTCTGATGGGGGCTTTTGATTGGCGGGTGCAGATGGTGATTGTTCTCAGCATCATCGGTATTTCAATCTATTCCATTCTCACCATGAAACAGGTGAAAGACAAAATCACCGAGCTGGTGGAGGCGCTCTGATGATAGGGCGGCTCAAACTTATTGCTACCTTGGTGCTGGTGGGCGCTGTGGCGCTCACCGGTGCCTTTCAATTCGGCAAGTACAAACAGCGCCAAGAGGGCGCAATTCAGCAATTACAGAGTGGTATACGTGCTGAGCGGGAGAGGGTGAAAGACGATGCAAAAACACGCAATCTTTCGGACTATGATTTTTGCATTCAGTCTCTTCGCCGTCGCGGGGTGCAATCCGCAGACTGTGAGCAGCTGCGCGGGCTGGCGCAAGAATGACCTTTCAGCGGCTGGGTTGGTGGCGCTGACAAAAGCTGACCGGCAAGCCGCTGAGCGGGTGGAAGGCAATGACCAAAATGGAAAACGGCAGGGGTGCTGGTGATGGGAGATCAGCTTGTTGAACGGGCAACAACGGCTATAGCAGCGGGAGCATTATCAAACCCGTTATGGCTTCCACATCTTGAGCAAGCGCTTTCACTGGGGTTGTCCAGTTTGGGGATTGTGTGGTTGCTGGTGCAGATCGCGCATAAACTAAAGCATTGGAAATAATTGAAACCGTGTTGGTCTTGATTGATCAGCACGGTTTTTGCATTTAGTTGGGTGTTTTTTGCCGTCGTTTCTATGCTCGAGAGACAAACAAGCGACTTGATCAGGTTTTATCTTTCCTTGCGCAAGACAGAAATAAATAACCCCGCGTTAGCGGGGTTACACCTATGCGCTTAAATGATCGCGAACTTCGTCTTCTATATGATCAACAAGTTTCAAAATCTCTTGTTCCTCATAAATATTCGGGGAAAAGGGAGAGGATTGTAGAATTTTAAGGGCGCCGTCATATGCATTTAGAAGACTTTGGTTTCGCGGAGCTCCTACGATGAAGTTTAATATAATTTCATCGTGCGCCCCATCAGATGCTGCTTCTAAGTGTCCGCGCCAGCGTCGCGCTTTATCCTTTATTCCATCTGCATCCGCCAAATCAAATGATAAAGCCTCATAAGCGTGCCAAACCCCATTTTTCCATGCGCGTTTAAATGAAATTTCATCCGCTTTACCAGATATGGTTTTTTCTTCGAAGCTCACAGGGACGCTGCGTTCATCTAGTAGTTGTCGAACAGGCTTCCATACTTCATCATCGGTACGACGGTGGGTTGATCTATGATCATACTTACTGACAAGGCGGTTGTATAGACGCTCAAAAGTTTGGTCTAAATCGATGCTTATGCCCCCACCAAGCTTTGACCATTGAAGAGAGCTGTCATCATGGACAACGGCCATTTTCCCTAGGGATGCTGCATCTTGCTCTCGATCTAATAGATCGCCCTGTTCGCAACGTTTTTGATAGGCAGCAATTGATTTATTAACGGTTTTCATGACGCGCAAAAAAGCATCGCGTTCAAAGTCTGGAAAAACGCTCTTAATACGCCCAATTGAGGATCGAACTCGATATTTTACAAAGCCGATTTTGCTGGAGTGCATAACTAAGCCAACATTAATAAATTCGCCAGTTACCACATCATGTACATATCGCAGTATGACGTATGTGTATCGGTGCTTTATATTCATGTAAGTACCCGTTCGATTTCGACGATGCAGGCATCTATATTATCACGAGCATCCTTAATCAGTTGTAACGCAGTTGCAACTGCATTATTTGCCACGTCCCATTCTGCTGGCAGAATTGAACTGTATGATGAGATTCTGGCATCAGTTAGGCTAACCCACGCTGAGCGAATAGGATCGAAATCTATCACTCGTCCTTTAAGGCCGCTTCTAAAAATATGATAACCTGGTTGTGTAAGCACATCCAGTCCTCCTGTTACCCACGGTGGCCTCCACCCAAGAAGTGGGCCTGCTGGGAAAGATAACTCATGGTCAAAGATACGGATTTCATCCCCTTTGATGAGGCAGTTTGGATTTTGATCACGTCTATCAGCATTTTGAATTATGCCATCAAAAGTCAAAATAGCCGCAGCGTATTGCCTCATAATTTCAGATATGAGCGTTCCTGTCGTCCATACTGTGTACTGACCTGTGACGTGCTTAGATCCAAACGCAAGTGGGCAGCTTGAGCGCATGCGTTGTTGCTGAGCAGCATCAGGTACGCTATCTATAAAGTCGGATGAAGCATTCACAATAAATGGCTGGGGAATAGGGAGGCCTAAATCTCCAGCTAAGCATGCTCCAATGGCCTCGATTGCAAGGCTGGTGACGCCTCGTTCGCAGCCGACCGAAAATTTAGCAACAACCTCTACAGTCGTCCCGTCCGTTTGTTCGCATGTCAGTAAGCAAGGGATAGTTTTACCGTTTGACATCGGTTTTACAAACTCAACTGCATCAACTGTATTTAGCAATGTTACGCCCCCTGCTATTGGGATTTACCCCAGTCACTCATCACAGCGTATTACATAATATATTGTAGATTCCAATATTATTGTTATGCATTGTTATTATCTAGCAATCTTAATTGATTGAAGTGATCACTGTGGTGTATCTGTGGGTGCTGTTGAAGATTAGATTGGTTTATCTCGGGTGTTAAAATTTATGTAACGTAACCCGTGGGGGGGGCTTGATTGATCTGCGCTTTTTGCGTTTACTTGGGTGTTTTCTTGCCGTCGTCTATATGCTCAAAGCAAAACCATTCGACGCCATATCTGCCAGCAAAGCCAAAGCTTCCCCATTTTTTGCACCCTGCATGCATGCACCAATGAATATAAAGTGCTTCTTGTTTAGCTGGTTTGCTTTCCCATGGTGGGGTATCATCGCTCATCTGTGCGCGTCCTTATTCAAAACAGTCTCCTACTAACTCTATCGTCGTGATAAACAAAGTACTCTCCGTTCATGTCGACCTGACCGGCAAGGATTTCCACTTTGCTGTTGCCGCGATGCTGGCAGACATGGCAGCTCAGGCGGTAGGGCAGTGCATTCATATGCACTTCTTCGCCGCACATCATGGCCATAAAGCGTGATGGGATTTCACGTGTCCGCCCGCAGCCGCCGCAGGTAATGTGTAGTAAGTCCAAATGACTTAGACCGGCTAAGGTAGCCATTATGCCAGCCCTCCGACAAAGCCTGACATTTCATCTTGTCTATCCATGGCCATACGCATGCGGCCTCGGCAGCCTTGTGCTTTACATCGGGCACGGTTTTCGATTTCGTCAAGATAAAGCTGTTCACGGCCTCTTGCCGTGCAGATCGTGGCCTTGGTGATATAGACAAGCCTGCTGCATTTTTTGCAGATCATTTCTATACGTTGCTCGTCGGCCAGATCACCGACCTTATATTTTGTTTTCCAGTTGCCCATCAGTAGAAGTCCTCTGCCGATGGGATCCGGACATAACTGATCTTACCGCCAACATGGCCGCCTGCAGGTGGCTTCCATTCTCCCATATGCACGATCGTGCTGGAGTATTTGGCATTCAGCGCATCCATTGCGCCGTTGGCTCTTTCCCACTTTTGTCTGATTACATCGTCGTTGTTGAAAATATCCAGTTGACGGGCATTGGCTTGGCTCAGATCGGCTAGTGTTATCCCTATACGGAATATCGTTGTGTTTCGCGGCAGCTCACGACGCACATAATCCCATAGCATTCTATGAGCTGTCATAATGGCTTGCTCATCGTTCACGGTTGGCATTTTCACAATGCGGAACCATGAGCCATCGCGGACTGATAGCCAAAGCCATAGAGCTTCAGCGTAGTATTCCTCACGTCTTAAGCGCCTGCCAGCTTTCACAAGCAGAAGGCGAGCAATCTCATAGGCTCCGTTGATGCTGCGGCTCTCAGGTGGCAAGACGCGCCCGTGACCAAACATACCGCGCTTCTGCGGTATGGCTTGGATATCATAACCATGGAGGGCATACCAAAGGCGCTCACCATTCACGCTGCGCCAGATTTTACGCATGTGTTTAGGTTGTAAGTTATAAAGCTGCTCGGTGGTGATGACTTGGCTGTGGGCAAGGCGCATCCGCATGTTGTCACCAACGCCTGGCACATCGGCCAGCTTCACCTGAAATAACGGGTTCGGCATCATGTGCGGGTGCCAGATCGCTAAGCCATTGCCATATTGGCCAGATAGCTTGCTCGCATCCTTGCCAGCCTTGCAGGCCATTTTTGCCAACTGCCGGTTTGCTGCAAAGCCGATAGAGCTGGTGATGAACTCGCCGACATTCAGTTTGATCGTTGCTTTGATCTTCTCGGAAAGGCCTTCCGGATCGCGCCGACCGCGCTCATCCAGAATGCAGGTCAGTTCGTCAATGCTTTTGGCGGTATCAATCGCAATGACTGATTCTATTTCACAGAGCAGGGCGTTATGAGCGCGGCGATATAGATCTGGCTTTTGTTGTACCAATATCAGATCCGGACACAATGCTTTTGCGTCTTTAATCTTCATAACGTTTTTTACGCCATAGGCTTTCGCTTCTTTTGAGCAGGCGATAACGGCCGTCCGGTCTGTACCTTCAAACGGCACTACGCCGACCGGCCTTCCGCGCAGGCGTTTATCGCATTGCTGCTCAACGCTCGCAAAGAAGCCGTCAAAGTCGAGGTAGAGACGTTCTATGGTTTCTGGCTTACGCATGGCACAACAAATCCGTGGCGCAAACAAGTGCGCAAATGCTGGGTTTAAGTTTTAAAAGCTCTAATTTGTTCTACAAATGTTCTCAAAATCAAAAAGTGTCAAGCAGGATTAAATATGCAAGCCTGAGGCCTGTGAATTAATGTGAATTGTCACAATTGTACGCAGTGACTGCGGAGCTTACATGGCGCCCGCTGCAGAGCGATATCCGTGCTGAGCGGGAGAGGGTGAAAGACGATGCGAAAACACGCAATCCTTTCGGACTAAGATTTTTGCATTCAGTCTCTTCGCAGGCGCGGTGTCCAATCAGCAGACTGGGAGTAGCAGCGTGGGTTGGCGTAAGAATAATTTGTCAGCGGTTGGGCTGATTGCTCTTACAAAAGTTAATCGGCAAGCTGCTGAGCGTGTGGAAGGTAATGACTAAAATGGAAAGCGGCAGGGGCGGGCTGATAAATGAAGGGTGCCGTTGAATGGACACAGTTATCATCCTTACTAATTATGGGAGATATGATTGTAGGTGTTTGGTATCGTTTACAAAGCCAAATCAGAGCAACCCGTGCGTATTATGAAAAGCAACTTGCTGCATATAACCTTCATGTTGCGGAAACATACGCAGCCAAAGCGAATATGTCGGAGCAGACAGCGCAAATTTTGAAGGCAATTGATAAGGTGGCAAGCAAGATTGATCGAGTAAATGAATGATTGGATGTGGCGTTTCAAGTGAAAATAGGACGTTGATGATAGAAAATTATGGTTATTTTTTATTTGATTGTTTGATTTTTATCATCATGCATTTTTTTATTTTGTAAAATTCGCATGGTATCTGCTTGTAATATAAGTTAAGACTATGAAAAGTTAGGTGAATATTGCATGCAATTCATTCTATATTTTCGTTGAATTTTGTAAGATGCTTAAATTGAAGGCAGGCGGGTGGAATGGCACGATATTTATTGGTTGGCGCTTTAGGTGGACCGAATTTTGGCGATGAACTCATTTTATTAACTTGGATAAATGTCATAAAGCAGAGAGATCCTGCAGCTCAAATTTATTGTGATGGATATAATTTAGAGGGCTTAAAAAAAACTGTAGATGGGCTTGCGCATGTGGTAGATGGCAGTGAAAGTTTATGGAATTTTTGTTCATTGCTTGATTATGATGTGAAAAAAAATATTTGGAGTGAAATATCTAAATTCTCATTTAATAATCAGAATTTAATTTTAGATAAATTATCTGTTTTAGCGAAGAAAAATATTGATCAAATTCATATAATAGGTGGAGGTTATTTAAATAGTATTTGGAAATCGAATTATTTTATCTTGATTGTGAGTCGTTTACTGTCGTGGATGACTGGTGCTCGTTTAATAGCAACTGGATTAGGATTAACTCCTGTAGATATCGTGGATTTACCAAATTTGCGCGCGTTGTTGAAAACGTTCGACCTAGTAGATGTGCGAGATGAAGATTCTTACAACTTATTAAGTGGCATAGATGCGAAGTGTATAACCTATACGGGTGATGATGTTTTGCTAACATTGTGTGATGATATTGCGAAATTTCCGCTTCAAAAGATTAGTCAAAAATCTCTCGTCATCTGTTTGCAAAATGATTTATTTGACGGTGATGGTGTTTCTGAAATTTTGTTTACGACTAATATTATCACATTGCTTCAAAAGCATGCAGTGACAAATGTAATTTTTGCAATGGCAATGATGGATGATGTTTCTGGGCGAGCTGGAAACTTAAAAAGTACATTAGAAAATCACAACTTCAGTGTACTAACTATAGAGCCTTATGATCTAATAAAATTCGGATTTCCAATTAGTGAAGGGGGGATAATAATTACAAGCCGTTATCATCCTCATTTTTTGAGCGCACTATCTGGCGCGGCAGGATTGGCTATATCATCTATATCGTATTATGATACTAAGCATGAAGCTGTTTGTACTATGGGAGGGAATTGGAGGGTACTGAACTTTACTGGTGATATCCAGGGGGGGGGAGATAAGCTTCATGAGGCCATAGAGGAGGCTTTAAGCGATCATTGCTTGACATATAGAGATGATGATAGAAATCGCTTCATACAAATGAAAAAGGCGCTTATGGAGCATGCCTTAAACTTACATACACCACGAATTGAATTTCCAGTTGATTTTATCGGCTTGTGGAGTGCTACTAATGAAGAAATTGGTGAGAAATTACATATTATTAATGAAATAAAATCTAAGTTAATTAATAAGGAAAATTATTTAACTGGTCTAGAAATTGAATTAAAAAATTATAAAAATACAATTCAAAAATATAATGAAGAAATTAAACAACTAAAATTAGAAGTATTGGAACTGTCAAACCTTAATCAAAATATAAGAGAGAGTTTCTCATGGAGAATTACGTCTCCTATGAGGTGGGTTTATTCATTTTTTAAGTAGGGGTGAAATTTAAAAATTTCATTTGTTGCATATGGCAATCATTTGTTTGGTATTGGACATAAATTTTTAAGGAGATTTCATTACCAATTTGTCGCCAGCTTGTTAAGAGTTGAGTGTCAATATGCTGAGTAATAGCGCACCTATCTTTCACATAATTTTACTATTTAAATGGCCTGAACGACTTCCCAGTTTTGCAGGCATTGGATCTTAAGTGGGGGGGGGCTAGAAGTTACAGTTCCCAGTTATCGCGTTATAGCGATATCGAATATGATAGCAATTGCCATCTCCATTGTTGGAAGGGCGCGTGAAGGTGGCAATGACTTTGATACATATCTCAGATGTTCAATCGAATACATAACGTATATCTCTTTTGAAAAATCTTGTCTGAAGTGCGGGTTGACACTATCCTATATTTTAGTTTTAAAATACATAGCGCTTTCATTCCAAATATTATCTAAAATCTTCATGGTAAATTTATATCATTGCAATGTTTGAAATGATAATGATGAAATAGTCACGGAATATTTATTCTAATTTTATCTTGAGAATTTTGCTGCAAGGTGATCAACAATTTTATTTATGGTATGGCTAGCAGGTTTATAATTTAATTAATGGATATTTATTGATTAATTTTTCAATGGGGAGTGTGTCTTATTGTCATTTTACGTTAATTGTGAATATGTTTATTAGTATGTATGAAAATGATTTGTGCTCATACTAAAAATGCAATCTCGTAAGTAGGTCTAACTATGATTCAAATTTATGTCGCCGGCCATAAGGCCTCGCAAAAAATACCAGGCGATACATTCATACCAATACATGTTGGAAAAAGGGGGGCGAACAACTCTTTTTGCTTATGTGGTGATGATGCCGGTGATCATATTTCACATAAGAACGATACTTTTTGCGAATTAACAGCTTTGTATTGGATATGGAAAAATACATCCGGACAAGACTATGTGGGGCTTTTTCATTATAGACGACACCTTAATCTTTCTAATATTGAATTTTCTGAAAATGAATGGGGTGTCGTAGAATATAATAATATAGATGAAGACTATTATATCAATAACGGCCTAACTGATAATGGTGTAGTGGAGACACTTACCGATTATGATTTGATTCTTCCTAAGAAATGGGATGTGAGTAACGCTGGCTCAACATCTATGCGCGACCATTATAAAAATGGATCGGAACACTTTATCGATGATTATGATAATGCACTTAAAATATTAAAGAAGAAATATCCTGATTACGCCCCTTACATTGTCAGTGTAAATGAAAGTCGGTCTGGTTACTTTACTAACATGTTTATAATGAAGAGGGAGTATTTTGATAAATATTGCGATTGGTTATTTGATATTCTATTTGAATTAGAGAAATGTACCGATATATCAAGCTATTCTGTTCAAGAGCGCAGAATATATGGCTATATTTCAGAGTGGTTGTTTAATGTTTTTGTAGAAAAGCTAATCGCTGACAATGACCATTTAAGGGTTAAAACTGTACAGCGTACATTTATAGTTAATACAGACGAGCATCCTGACCCCGTTCCATCTTTTCGGGAGAATATTGTACCAATTGTAATGGCTGTTAACGATGAATTTCTTCCATATGCCGGCGTAACAATTCTATCCATTTTAAAAAATTCATCCCAAAAGAAGAATTATGATATATTTATCTTTGATGGTGGAATATCAGACCAAAATAAGTTTATGTTAAAAAATATGTTGAAGGATTATTCGCATGTTTCCATCAATTATTTAAATCCATCAATTTTATTTTCTGGCTTAGATTTACCAGTACATATGCATTTTTCAAGAGATATCTATTATCGTTTATATATTCCAGAATTATTTAAGGCGTTTGATAAAATTATATACATTGATGGAGATACTATAGTTAAGGGTGATTTGTCAAAATTATTGGAGGTGGATATGGGCGGGGCGCATATAGCTGCCGTAAAGGATTGTGTTATGGCGGGATTTAGAAAATTTAAAACGCCCTCTTTACGTACTACCGGCGCGCTAGAAGCAGAAGCATATTTAACTCAGTATTTGGGGATGAAGGATGTATCTGCATATTTTCAGTCTGGCTTGATTGTTTTTAATATCGAAAAGAGCAGTTCTCAGGTTTCTAAAATTAAAAAGATTTTAGAAACAGGGAAAAGGTATTGGTTCCCCGATCAAGATATTTTAAATTTAGTATATGAGGGAAAAGTTCATTTTTTAGATGCTAGATGGAATGTATTTCACGGAAATGGGGATCTAAAAACCTTTTTTGATAGACTTCCGGCAGGTATCAGAAATGATTTCTTTAAATCTAGGCAGGATCCATTTGTAATTCATTTTGCAGGTGAGAAAAAACCATGGCTTGTACCGGAAATAGATTTTGCTGAAGAGTTTTGGGCTGTAGCAAGAAATACGCCTTGGTATGAGAAAATGTTATTGAATTTGGCTAATAAAAAATCCATCTCTTATCCTGTCTATCAGTCGCAAAAATTTAGTAGAGTTATTTTGCGACCATTTGAAAATGCACTTAGAAAAGTTCGTAAAAAAATAAAATCTCTTTAATTATAATGATGACCATTTATTACATTGGGTAGCTAAGATTTATGAGTTTTGAGGGGGCTAGCTTGTTATTGTTAGCTCCCTTAGTTTTATATGAGGTTAAATATTGTAGTAAATTAGTGTATGGATCGTCGATTATGACAATAATTGCCAGTTAAAGACGTGTTAATCTACATTGCTTATTTTTATATATTCTACTGGTGGTTGTAATTTTCAATTAAAAATTTTACATCAATTAATTTTAATATCTTAATATAATGTGAGTTGTTTTGTCATGATATATATGTGTGTATTCAACAAATTTTAAAGTGTATATATAATAAAATTCTTCATATATAAGCAGTTTAAGATAATTATACTAATCTTGTAAATTTTATATCTGGAGCTCTATAAATGAATTTTGATGCCTATGATGTCGTTATTGTTGGTGCTGGGTTTTATGGCGCGACGATAGCTGAGAGAGTTACCAGAGAGCTAGGTAAACGGGTTTTAATTCTAGATCGTCGTTCGCATATCGGTGGAAATGCGTATTCAGAATTTGAAGGGCAGACAGAAATTGAAGTCCATAAGTATGGTGCTCACCTGTTTCACACCCCTAATAAGGTCGTATGGGACTACCTGAATCAATTCACTGCTTTCACAGATTACAAGCATAGGGTTTTTACTAGCTTTAAGAACCAAGTGTATGCAATGCCAATTAATTTGGCTACAATTTGCTCCTATTTCGGAAAACGTATGTCCCCAGATGAAGCGCGTGCTTTAATCGCTGAGCAAGCGGGGGAGTTACAGGGACGGGAACCACAAAACCTGGAAGAAAAGGCAATCTCACTAATCGGTCGCCCTCTGTATGAGGCATTTATTCGAGGTTACACGGCCAAACAGTGGCAAACTGATCCTCTGGAGCTGCCAGCTTCTATCATTAGCCGCCTGCCTGTACGTTATAATTTCGATAATCGATATTTTAATGATGCTTATGAGGGATTGCCGGTTGATGGATACACAGCGATTTTTGAAAAAATGCTGGCTCATCCATTGATCGATATAAAGCTGAATGTCGATTATTTTGATATCAAAAACGATATTCCTGCGGGCAAACTAGTTGTATTTACTGGTCCAATTGATCGGTACTTTAATTATTCTGCCGGTGAGTTGAAGTGGCGTACGATTGATTTCGAAACTGAAATTATGCCAGTTGGCGATTTTCAGGGAACAGCAGTGATGAACTATGCGGATGAGGATGTTCCTTATACGCGTATTTTGGAATTCCGTCATTTCAATCCGGAGCGTAATTATCAGAATGAGAAGACCGTTGTAACACGCGAATATTCTCGCTTTGCCAAACGAGCTGATGAGCCATATTATCCGATTGATACACCTCAGGATAAAAAGACCTATGCTGCTTATCGCGCGTTAGCAGAAAAAGAAGAACATGTTATTTTCGGTGGTCGATTAGGTACCTACCGCTACCTCGATATGCATCAGGCGATTGGCGCTGCCCTGAAGGCTTTTGAAAATGAAGTAGCACCAGTACTCTCTAAATAACTGAACAGAATAATAGGCTGGGCATAAATTATCCGGTTTGTATCTAACATGATGCAATCCGGATTTTTTGTTTAGAGAGTGGGGATTAGCTTGTTCAAAGCGAAATGAAGGTGCGGGATTGAGCTAAAAATAGTCTAATAAATTCAACAGGTCTCGCAGACGGTGAGGGGGCGTTAAAGCCCTTATAATTTATGAGCTTTTTGACCACGGGCGAGGCCTCCAACTGCCACACTGTGGCGGAGTAAGTAGCTGAAATAGCTCATTTATTTTTCCTTGTTTTTGTCGCGGAACTCATCACCCGAATTTGGGTGTGGCAAAACGCTGTCTAAACTTCCCCAGTCGATCTTCGCAACGGCCTGTCTTGCCAGCTTCGAGCGTTGAGCGCTTCGGGTGTAGATTTTGGACGTTTTGCTATCCTTCCATCCGAACATTCCCTCAAGCATCAGATCAGTTGCTTCATTCTCAGCAATGTTCGTTGCCAGCCCTTTGCGGACGCTGTGCGCAGTCAGATGGGGCAGACCTGCTTGTGTGAACCAGTCAGAGATACGATTGCCAAGGCCTTTGATGCTGAATGGCTTTCCGTGATCAGTGGTCACATAGGTTTCAGTATCTGCAGGGTGCATATTCAATACGGCATCGAGAATAGGATGCACCGGTAAATCCAAGACTACCGGATTGCGGTTACGGTTTTTGTATACACGCAGGCTTATGATATCGCCGCGTCTGTGGCGCGGTCCCATCAATGCCAGATCAGAGACACGGACACCGGTGTACATAAGGATGGTCAGGGCTAATACGGCCTTTGATTTCACGCCGTGCTTCGTGATGTATTTCGCGATATCATCTGAGTGCAGGGTAGCGTGACCCTCGGTCTTTTTCCTGAATGATTTCACTAGCTTTGCATGGTTTTGTTTAACTAGTTTGGGAATTCCTGATTCAAATATCTGGCGCAGGATTTTCAAACGCTCATCAGCAGCGAAAGGCGTGTCTTTCTTGCGGTCGCGCAACACCTTAATATTGCTCACATCAAGCTCGCTGGCCGGCATATTGGCGAATATAAGTGAGCTGTTCGGCGAGAGCTTTTCCAGTAGCATACTGTCAATGATTGCCCGCCGCTTGGACTGTGTGGTTTTATCCAACGACGTGAAAGAGGTGGACTGCAGATAATTGATGCACAGGTGATGGAATGTTCCAAGACGCGGGTTATCTGATGCATTGAAAGCTCTTTGCACTCCGGTTCCGTCATTTATGCCGTTTCGGATGCGCCAGTACTCAGTTGTAAACTCCGGGCTTTCAGGATTGTCCGGCAGGCGGGCAATGCGCTTTCCTTCAAAGCGGTAATAATAGCGAACTTTATGATGCCGTGAGACATTGCGCTCGATGTAGGGCAGATTGAGTTTTGTCATGGTTTCAGGTGGATGCACGCCATTGCGACGCATCAGTCTCCTGTCTCTCTGCGGTCGGCCATTCGTTCATTGCTGCATCAATCTCGGTTACACGCCAGAACTTGCGGGAATGCCAGACACGAGGTTGTGGCAGTGCGCCTTCTTTGACCATAGCATCGACAGTATTCGGAGCGACACCTAGTGCCAGCGCAACTTCTGACCGGTTGAGGCCAAGGCGTGGGATGTTCTTTGAAGTGATAGATTTCATTCCCGACCTCCTTGTGCTGCAGTTGCATCCCCTGCGGGTACAAACATCGCACGTGGTGGCAATGTTTTAGTAGATCTCGTCTTTGGTCGTTTCCGGCCTGCTAATGCAGACTTTGGTCGTACTGCGCCGCTGGCCTTGTCACGCTGCCGGTCTGACTTGCGAATGGCCTTGATATCTCCGGACGTCTTTTCAACATGGCAGACACGGCAGAGCAGGCGGCCATTGGCAACTGTTGCTTCGCCACCAAGAGCGCAAGGCAGAATATGATCGACTTCGCCTTCACCGGTTTTCAGTATGGCAGTGCATTTTTCACACTTGCCGTTTGCACGGGCGATGATCTTTGCCTTGTCCTTACGAGAGAACTCCATGCGCTTGCTCATGACTGAACCTCATTGAAGTTGAGGGTTGATAAAGCTGCCGCCAGTTCATCAGCCAGAATATCGGAGATCCGGTCGTTCAGGCGCTTTTGACGGTTAGCCAATACTTCCGGTGCGTTCATCAATTCAGTTGTTGAACGGATATGAGCAAGTGCCAGCTTTTTGCTGCGTCGAAACTCATAAGGAGCAGTAAGGGGAACTGTCTGCATCATGCTGCTCTCCTTTCATCATTGAAAACCACATCGTTCTCTGCACCCCATGCCGACATGAATTCAATCAGATCGGTCATTTCCTGTTTGCTGAGATCGGATGATGATTGACCGTATGGAATGAAGCCATGACCATCCAGCGCCGGCAATAGCCGCATTTCACGGCCACAAGCATGCATGAAAATGACTTTCCATTCGTCTGTTGTGTAATCAGTGCCGCGCTTGCGCATGACGGCTGCGATATCGGTAAGCATTGCCCACATGCGATCATTTTGAGGTGTGGTGCGCTTTGGCAT